GCAGGGTCGATTTGTTTATGTGCATACAAAAACAGAGATTCATCAACGATACTGGTGGGATTCGTTAAAGTATGTCATGGAAACTTATCCCAAGACTCCGGTGATCGATTCAGGATTTGCGGGTAATGCGCACAAGATATTCGATAATATCAATGCGAATTTCTGGGCAATGAAATTGGCAACTCACAGGGTCTTGTCATTGTCGGTTATGGCGGCGGCAGCCGACGCACTCAATCTTCCGATTGATGTCCTCAATTGTGTTGACAGAAAGCATCCTTGTGTCACTATGAATGGGAAACTCGTCAAGAAGTATCGTGTTGATGGGAAAATACAATGAGCGGCCTTGCGTTTGATAGAATAAAACAATATTGGGATGATCGATCCGCAGAACAAAAAGCCCGTACAGTCGGGCCTCAGGGCTCGTCACTTATTCAACAGAATAGAATCTATCAGGAGCGAGTTGATTTCATGCGGCATCGAGTACCGTTCACTCAATACGCTCTAGATTTCGGTTGTGGTATCGGCAGGTATAGCAGGCTGTTCGATCCCGGAAGATATCTCGGCGTTGATATATGCGAGAACTTACTCAATTATGCGAAAGACCACAATCCGCAATATAGATATCAATTGTTGTCACAACCGATACTTGCTGATATCGATTTCGAGTTCAACGTGTTCTTTACTTCAACTGTGTTGCAGCACAATGATGACGAGTCCGTTAGGAATATACTGGAGTCGGTGAAGACTTATGGAGATAACAATCTTATGCTCTGTCTTTATGAGAATACATCGGAGAATCCAGACAAGCCGCATATCTGTTTCAGGAGTGTTAAGAGATATATCGAGCTGATTCGGGATGTGATTGTTGTGGACAGTTACGAATCGTGGTCGCATATTTCGCATGGAGAGCAGCACTCTTTGATCGTTATTGAAACCAAAGGATAGACGATGAACATATTCGGATTTCAAATATCGATTGGACGTAAGAAACCGGTTGCGCTCAAAGACCGGTCTGTCGGCATTGAGTCGTGGATTCACTATGGCAACCAGAAAGTCGCCGGACGCGACCCGCGTACCTATCACGACATTGATGCCGAGAAGGTCAATTCGAGTGTTTACATAGCGAGTCGTGCGATATCCGATGCGGTTGCAAGTTTGCCGGTCAAGATCATCGGTATGGAAACAATCGGCGGTATCGAACGCGAATACGAAGATCAGGACCATCCGGCAAACGCAATTGTCAAGAATCCAAACCCGACGCATAGCTGGATTGACTTGATTCGGCATCAGGCAAAAAGCTACCTCGGGGATGGCAACGCATTCATGACCATCGAGCGCGTGACCGGCCCGAATGATCGCATTGAGGTATGGCCGAGAGATCCGAGGCAAGTCAAGTTGACGCTTTCGGCAAGCGGTGCGCCGGATGGCTACATCATCGGATACGGCACGCCGAGAGCGAAGACGTACAAGCTCAATCAGATAATTCACGTCCGAGATTTGACTCCGGGATCGCCATATTACGGCATCAGCCGCATCAACAGCGTCCGAGACGAGATTATGACGGATCACTTCGCGAATCGGTTCAACAGCAAGTTTTTCGAGCATGGTGCAACGCTTCATACATGGTTTCAGCCCGAACACAACCTGTCAGACGATCAGCATGACCAGTTGCTAACAATGTTGACAAGCGACATGGGCGGTGTGGAAAACGCTTTCAAGCTGTTTGTCAACCAATACGCAGGCAAGCTCGTAACAGCCGACATCAAGCACAAGGACATCGCGTTCGGTGAGTTGCTCAGGCACAACCGCGAGAAGATATTCGGAGCTTTCGGGCTACCTCCGTTCCGAGGCGGCGTCATGGAATACGCGAACTATGCGAATGCTCTCGCGCAAGACCTCGACTTCTGGAACAATACGATCATGCCGGTACTGATGGTATTCGAGGCGGCATTCAACAAGCAACTCATTTGGCCGATCTTCGGTCAGGAGTTCCAAGTCAAGTTTGACCTTTCGAACGTGCCTGCACTCAAGGGCGATTCGCTGAAGAAGTCGGTCGAATACAAGAACTATGTGGATGCCGGAATCATGACACCGGATGAGGTCAGGGAAAAGCTTGACTTGCCTCCGTTGCCTGAAGACGAAAAGCCGGTCGAGGAACCACCGGACGAAGACGAGCCGGAGCCCGAAGAGTTGCCGACCGAGGATGAGGTCGAAGAATCCGAGCGAGCGATTCATTCCGTGCTGAGATCGCAATATGCCAAGGTTGCGGTCAATCTTCAGAAGAAGACGCTCAACGGTTCGATGATGAGCATTCTGATTGACCCGGAATCCGTTGCTCGCGCTTGTTTCAAGATTCCTGACATGACTGCACAGATGGAACGACAATGCTTGCCACTGATCAAGAAGCTTATCGTTGCTCGTGTCAGTAAGAAGTTGAGGGCGGCATCAGCGACAAACGGCGGCTTCAATCCGCTGGCAAGCGCCGAGATCAAGAACGCTTTGAAGCTTATGCCGATGACAATCAGAAGTCATTACAGACAGTTGTTGCTAAATCTGCAATCACTGCTGGCCGATGCGGATGGTTACAACTGGCCGATAGAAAAGCTCTTGCGCGAGGTCAGACAGTTGTTTACCTATGCGCAAGCTCAGGCGTTGGCCGGTGATTTGCTCGGTGAGGCAATCAAGTCGGCACGAATGACGGTATTCGAATATAGACAAGGATGCCACAAGTAATCATGGAGGAGCGTATGACATGCCGATTGACATAAGTGATGAATACATCCGAATCCGGGTTGCGCAAGCCGGTTCATTCGAAGACAACTCGTTTCGGATAAGCTGGATATCGCAAGACGAAGGCATCAAGGCGGTTGTCGGTCGCAAGAAAGGCGAAGAAGGTACGTCGGTTCAGTCGCTCTTGTTCGTCAAGGACAAGTGGACTGTTGAACGCGCAAAGAAATGGGTGACCGATCACGACTACAGGATTCAGGCTGATGAAGGTGAGTCTCTCGAGTTGTCCGAGCTGCCTGTCTACGCTGGTGAGTCTGCGCTTGTGCGGTTGTTTGATACGAGTCTCGATGGGCATATTGCCGAATCCGATATCAATTTGTCTGAGGAAACCGCGACCGGCGATATTCTGTTTTCAGGCTACGCAATAACAGATACGTTGATCGAAGATCGCAACTTCCGGATTCCTTATACTGCGTGGACATGGAAAGATGCATTCAAGCAGTTCAACGGCCGCCTTCTCGGATTTCACGAAGATCGCTCGGTGCCGATAGGCAAGATTGACAAGCACGAAGTCATCAAGGACAAGGGATTGTTTGTTGATGGCCGCATCTTTTCGGAGAATCCGCCCGTGCTGTTGAGAGCAGTCCGAGAGCGAGTGCTTAAATCATTCTCGGTCGGTTTCAGGATGGAGGAGTGGTCATACGACGAAAAAACCGAAGTTTTGACTGTAATCAAGGGATCGCTCAAAGAGGTTTCACTTGTAAACCTTCCGGCCGATCCTGACGCCGGATTCGTAATCAGAAATTCAGAGGAAGAAGAAAGCGAGAAATTGACAATAACTGAAAGGAGTCAGACGTTGTCAGAAAAGAGCAAGGAGACAATTGCCCTTGAGAAGCTGGAAGAGACTCAGGGGTCGCTCGGAACGAAGTACGAGGAGCTGTCAAGCATCATCGCTACTGTGCGTGACGAGCAGAAGAAGTTCGCCGATGCAGTGATAACCAAGGAAGAGCTGCAAGAGCGGATGGAGAAGATTCTCACTGATGTCGAGGGAATCGCTACTGAGGTCAAGGAAGCCAAGCAGATGGCCGACATCAACAACAACCGGGTCGCGTATCTCGACTATCGTTCGATGTTGCAGGAGTTCTCGTGGCTAAAGGATGAGAGCGGCAACAAGGTTCACGAAGTCGAGCAGAGAGCGCATTGCCTGTTTCAGCTCCCGGTCGACTATGACAAGATGGCGGCAGGACATGAGCTGAAGAATCTGCGCGACCTGCATGACGCCGTGATCCTCTGGGATGCGGTCGAGCGCAACAAGCACCGTGGCCGTTCCGGCTACAACATTCAGAAGACCAACCTTTTCAAGCAGCTTGTCCAGCAGACGGAACGCTTTGACAAGGACGTAGCTCTGGCAATGGCGGGCGGTAACACCGGCTATGGTTACGAGTGGGTGCCGTCAGAGCTCTCAGCCGAGTTCAATGAGTATCTGCGCACCGTGCCGACACTCGCATCCAAGTTCGAAACGTGGAACATGCCGAAGGGTGGATCAGCCAAGTTTCCGTTCCAGAACGGCAAGGCGACAGTCTACAAGGGCTCCGAGGCTCTTGTGGACAATGCGACCGAGGCCCGCAAGACGAATGTGGCGACTAGTGTAAAGACGTTCACACCGGATGTCTTCATAGGTGCGCTGATTTCGTCTGAGGAGCTGACCGAGGATTCGATCATCGAGATGGTTAGCTTCATCCGCAAGGAACTGGCGATGGCTCTCGACGAGGGTCGTGAATCTGCAATCATCAACGGGGATGACTCGGCCACTCACTTCGACAACACGGTTGTGACTCTCTATCAGACCTACAATGTCGAGACGAGCTGGAAGGGTTTGCGCAAGCTCGGTCTTGCAAGTGCAAATCACTACCGTGACATCGAGACCGCCTCAGCTACAGCAGGCGAGGGTGCTCTTGAGATCATCAACTTCACTGACTGCAAAGGTGATATGGGTGTCGCTGGCATCAAGCCGAATGACTGTGTGTTCGTGACCGGTCTCAAGGGGCGCACTCAGACTCAGAAGGCGTTGTACAAAGAGGATGCTCTCGGCGTGCTGGCCTTCATGATCTCCGGCACTCTGCCGACGATCGACGGTTCTGAAATCTACGTTTCTGCCCAGTACAATGAGCAGTTGACGAGTGCTGGCATTTACGATTCGAACACCGATGTCAAGCATACCTCAATGTGTTGTGCGCACAAGCCGTCATTCAGGCTTGCACAGCGTAGGGGTGTCACGGTCGAGTATGACAAGAACATCCTGACTCAGCAGCAGCAGTTTGTTGCGACGGCCAGGTGGGATTTCGGAAAGATCAGTGCCGATGCCATCTATCCGGTGTCCGAAATGATAAACATCCAGCACACCGCTTAACACCGCTTAAGCGAGTGAGAAAGGACTGACATTATGGATGGGCCTACTCGCGCGGCGAACATTAAGTTTGCCCTCGTGGACGGTGCGGCTGATTCGGCTACCGCCGGGCTGGATGTCGAAGCAAAGGACGGAACCACTCTTGCCTATGGCGATCAGCTTATCGCAGTAGTCGAGCTTGTTACGAGTGACAACACTCCGACCGATAGGACTGCGACCTCAAGCATCAATTCCAGTGATAAGTTGTTGGTCGCGAATTCCGAGAATGACAAGATCGCTGTATGGTGGATGGCGTGCACTGCTGACGCTGACCAGATGTCCTCACCGATGATAGAGGCCGATCTGGTTGAGGGCGCTCTCGCCAATACCAACATGGCGACGACCGGAATCAAGACAGGCGATAGCCTGATTTGTGCTGTTGAGATCGCAACCACTACCGGTGCATGGACGGATCGAACCGACACGACAAGCATCACGTCGGACGGCAATGTTCAGTGTACGGCGGCGACAACCGACGATACTATGCTTCTGATGTGGCATGCCAAGGACAATGTCACAGCCGAAGCATCGATGTATCTGAGGTTCACATTGGCTAGCATGGGGCTGTCCGATGAATCGGACATCACTGTAACGGGTATCAAGACCGAAGATCAGGTCTTGGCTTGTTACGCAACAGACGAGACCTCGGCTTTGGGGCTTGACGAGGTCTCGGCGGAAGTTACCATCACGGAAGATGACACGATTCGTGTGGATCAGGTGTCTCCTACAGTAACGGCAGGGGCCGACTTGTGGGTCTTTTGGGTTGACAGGGAGTTAGTCAGCTAACTTCCGCTCCACAGCGCGGGCGTCGCTGACCGGCAGCGCCCGCGCAGTAAGTCAGGAGTTCGGATGATTACAATTGCCGAATACGCCGAGTTCGCAAATAAGACCTTGCCATTGGATAATCAGGCGCAAGTCGAGGCGCTAATCGAAATGGCAACTGAGGTTATCGAGAAAGAGATTGACCGCGATCTATATGCGTGCAGCCCGTCTCCTCTTGATGCTGTCGAGATATTTGACGGCAACGGAACATTTCGCATGTGGACTAGGAATGCGCCGGTTGATACCGTTGACACTCTCGAATACTGGACAGGCACCGAATGGCAGGACGTATCCGAACTCAACATGGACTTCACGTTTGACGCGACTACGGGCAAGGTATGGTTTGACGAACGGCACACGTTCCACAAAGGAGTTGACAACTGGCGGGTTACTTACAGCTACGGATTCACTGACGGCATCCCCGCCGACCTGAAGTATGCATGTTTCTTGCTAACGAAATACTTCTCCGATCGACAGAGCCGCGAGGGGATCAAGTCACAATCCGATGGTGAGCAGTCATTCACTTACGAACTGGATCAGACGGTGCCGAAAAGCTACACTGAGATCATTGCCAAGTACAAGAGGTTTGTGTAATGGCTGAGATATCTTTCACAACCAGACCGAAGCGCATCAAGTCTCGCAAGCTGCCGAATGCACTGAATCGTCTTGGGAAACTACCGGTCGAACTGGACAAGATCGGAGTGAAGGTGGTCAAGAACGTAAGACGCAATGCAAGCGGTAGATACCTTCAGAGGCGATCGGGGGATCTGATCAAGTCATGGAGTTATGTGTTGCAGCGCATGAGCAATCTTGGTTGGAGGCTCTCTGTTGAATCCGATTTCGGCATCGCTCCGTACTCTCGCATTCACGATCTTGGCGGCATGACAGGACGCGGCCACAAGTCGAGAATGAAAAAGACATCGTATGCAAGCAAAGCGTTTGTGCAGTCGAAGACCGCAATCAAGCGCATACTCAGAGATTACATGACGAGGCTATTCCGTGGCTGATACCAAAGAGACATTGCTTGACAGTCTGGTGACAATGCTTGGCGGCATTACGAGTGTTACCTGCACTCGCAGGCTGAAGACACCTCAAGGCGCCCGAGACGCGGCTCCATACATCGGGTTGCTTGCATCGACCGAAGAGGTTCTTGTCAGGGATACGACACATACTCGATGGGGATTGACTGTCGACCTGATCCTGATGGTGCAGGGAGAAGCAATCGAGGACTTGATCGTAGATGTTAAAAACATCATCGAGGGCGATAATCTGCCGACCGGTGCACTGCAAATGCGACTGGTAGGCCAGGAACCTGTGAACCTCATAACTGACGACGCTTATTCAAGCAGCCGCATCGTTGTAGATATACTCTACGTCTCAAGCAAAGGGGCGAACTGATGTCGACAACTACAGCAACAGCTCAGGAAAAGGTTGTCGCTCGAGTCAACGCCCAGATGGGCAGCGGATTGCCGACTCCGCTTGTGACTGTATACTCGTATCATGCAGTTGCGAATCTTGTGCTTGACGCAATAACGGTAGAACCTATTAGCAATATACCAGTTACAGGCGATTCCGGGTTCGGCAATGGGCAATTGACAGAGAATCATGAGATTATACTTTCGGTTCGAGTGCATACGAGTTATGTTGGCGGCATTGAACAGCTTGACAGAACCCTCGAACTAGTGGACGAAGTCATAACGGCAATCAAATTGAATCAGTATTTCAGTGTTGACGAGCAATACAAACTCCTCGGTTTTGCAAGCGAAGGAATCAACATAGAGTTCTCTGAAAGCCAGAGTGTCGGGGCTGAGATCATGGTAATAATTCACAAGCTGGAGGGATACCCGTAGTGAAGATTCGAAGAACGAAAAAGATTGACAAGCGCGGAATGATACGGCTCGGTCGCAAATTCGGAGTTGCTCCGGTGTTCATTGCGCAGTTGCAGCAAGGCAAGATTGTTGATTTGCCGGACGACAAGGCAATGGCGCTTGTCGATCATGGTTATGCAATCCGGGCGCAGCACAGGCAGACAGATGACATCACCGTTGACGACTCGATGACTGAAACGCCGGAAACTCTCGCGACTCCCGACTATGACGACACAGACACGGACGATAACGACGATAGGGATTCGAACGACAGTGAAGACGACGAGATTCAGAGAGAAGACGAACACGAAGGCGAAAAGGTCGAATCTGATATTGACTGGGGTGACGAAAACGAGGAGGCCGACGACGACTCCCGCGAGGTTAAACTATAATTGAAAGGAATAGGCTATGGCCTTAGAAGAAATTCGCGAGGCAATGGAGCGGCGGTTCGGGATTCGCGAACAGACCGCTTATGATACAGTCGAGCTTGACAATGCGGACTTCATCGAGCTGACCCTTGAATCGGCGAAAGTCAGCAGGGATCAGCAGATATATGAGGTTGCCGCGAATCACGGCTCGAAGAATCCGACGAAGCAACACGTCATTGTCACTGATCGGGGCGGTTCTGGTGAAATCGTTCTGGCAGGCCCGGTCAATTTGAATGACATCGATCTGCTTGCGTATGCTCATTTCCAAAAGGTGACGGAAGGATCGTCAACTCCATACACGAAAACCTTCGAGCACTACGAAACACACCCCGATTTCACATCGGATGCTGGCAAGTTCCTGACATTCATTCGCAGGCTCCCGGAGGCGTCAACCTCATACAAGGTCGGCGGCTGCATTTGCAGCAACTTCAAACTGTCGGCGGCTCGTGACGAGCTGTTGATGTATGAGGCGACCCTGCGCGGTGTCGGTCCGGGTGTCGATACTTCGAATCCATCCGGGACTTGGACGCCGTCGGACGAGGCCGACTTTATGTACTTCAACGACATCGAATCGGCTACGCTTGATTTCACTGATGGGCTCGCAAGCCCGACAAACGTGTTGATTCGTAGCTTCGAAATCGAATCGAATTACGAAATCGAGAAGGTCGGTCATGATGCTGTTGATGGATTCCAGATGCTTGCGTTTATGAACCGCAGCGGTTCTTTCCGAGTCGACCTTCTCAGAGATTCGACCGCAACCGATTTGCTGGCAGCGGTCACAAACAACGTCTTGTGCCGGTTCACACTCGACCTCGGCGAGATCACGATCGACGTAACAGGCAAGGTCGAGGAACCGGAACAGAGCGAAGACGGCCTGCTTGCGGAATCGTTTACTTGCAGGATGTTGTCAGACACGAACGGCACGGTTGACCCGATGTTCGTGTTTGCAGTGATGAACGAAACGGACAGGGGATGGTAGACAAACAACGTGGAGGTTGTATGCTGAGACTTGTCGACCCAAACAAGTATCACACCGTTACGATTCTTAACTCTGAATTCAAGATGCGCAGTATGAGCGTGCGAGAGAAGATCGCGACGATTGAACGGCTCGGAACTTTGCAACCGACTGCCGAATCTTTCGACGATCTGATCTCGCAGTTGTCGTCCGTCATCTTGACCATCGATGGCAAGAATGCACAGTCTATTCTTGAATCAATTGAGTCGTTCAGTGATGTGCTTTCTATCGTGAATGGAGTCATCGAGTATTGTTCCCTCAAAGACGATGAAGCAAAAAACTCCGGCTCCTCGTCGGATACGTCCACTCCAACGCCGACGGGGAGTTAAAGCAATGCGGAGAACCTTGCAAGCATCGAGCGTGTCTGTATGGCAAGGAGCAAGTCGAAGCCCGCGGTCAAGGATTGCAGCCGGTCACGATCACAAAAGACACCTGGACTCAACTTATCGATGCTGCTGCTGTTCGTGGTGGTGACATATCAACATGGGAGGCCTGTTGTCTATATTACAATCTGTGCGCTCCGTCAGTGATCACTCCGTTTTCTTTGATGCTGTGGAATCTGTATCGGCGACTGGACGGAACGAAAGGTTGCACCTATGAGGAATATTGGAACCTTCCAGCGATCTATGTCGAGGCTTGTGATATCATTGAGGCCGAGATTGCAGTTGCGCAGAGCAGACAACAGAAAGAACTTGTCGTCAAAGACATGTTGAAGAAGAGGCGATAATGGCCAGCTCACAAGAAAAATATCAGCTCGTACTTGAGGCTCGCGAAGCCGCAGCCGCCAAGATCAAGAAGCTGAACAAGCAGATTAATGCTCTTGGCGGCCCCGCAATGGTCAAGAGTCAACGTGAGATCAAGAAGCTTGAACGCCAACTCAAGACTCTGAATACAACTGCTGGCAGCGGTCCGAAGGTTTTCACTCGATTTACCAAAGGTATCGCTATTGGAACCGTCACCGCACAAGCCGCCATTAAAGCCTTCGATATTCTGGCAACTACGATCAAGCGTGGCATTGATTCTTCCATCGAGAATATTGGCAGCTACCAGGCAAATATGAAGGCGATGCAGTCGGTTAGTGCTTCGACCGGCAGACCTATAAACCAGGTCATTGCCGCCATGAACACACAGCTCGGGGGGCTTGCGAACAAGGCACAAGTTGCATCCGGCTTTCTCAAGGGTCTCACTACAACCTTGACAGTAGACCAGATTAATCAACTGACAACTGCGGTCAAGGATGCATCTATTGCGATGGGAGAGGATTTCGGCACTCAGCTTCCGATGATAATCAAAGCAATCAAGCAGTTGAATCCGAACATTCTGGACAACATCGGCGTAACAGTCAGGCTCGATCAGGTTAATAAGAAGATTCGCGAAGGCTATTATGGCATGGGAACCGCCATAACTGAGACGACTCAGCAGCACGCGATCTTCACGGAAATCATGAGGCAGACTGCGAAGTTTGCAGGACTCGAGAACGAACACTTGAAAACAATGAAGGGTTCGTTTGCCGCTGTTAAAGCCGCTGTTGAAAATATCATTATCACATTCGGCGATGCAGCTATCCAGACAACAATATTCAAAGATTTTCTGACACTTCTTAGGGATGCTGCAAGTTATTGGAGCAATGCATTCGGCGCAAACCAGATTGGGAGCATTGAGTCTGTAAGGAGTCAAATCGAAAGCACAAAGTCAGAACTCGATAAGTACAATCAGTTACAAAAAGAAATAGACGAGACTCCCTGGTATGATAGGCTTTTGACCGCGGGCGGCGATTATAGTGTAATGATCGACGAGCTGAAAAAGAAACTTGCCGAGCTGAGATATCAAGAGCAGTTATTGTCTGATAAGACATTGAAGCAGATGGAACAGGAAAAGGCCGAAAAACGAGCTGCTGTTGCTGCAATGTTTGAAGGCTTGAAGGACATAAAGCTTCCCACTCCTGCCTTAATGGATGAGGAAGAGGCCGCAGTCAAAGCGCAGGAACTACACGAGCGACTCAGTGCCGCAATTCAGGAAGTGGCGCTTACTGAGGGTGCTTTGATACCGGCCGAGGGTGGTCTTCTGCCTGAATTGTCCGAAGTGGAAACTCTCGGGTCTGATCTCAACGCGGCGATCAAGAGTCAAGTCAATGCTGATATCATCAAAGGTCAGCAGCAGCAGTTTGTTTCGGCATTTGGGGCGATTGGCCAGCGAGGGGTTGCGAATTTATCCAGAGCCATCGCAAGTGGACGCGGAGATATAGGTGATGTATTCAAGGGAATGCACGAAGATTTTATGGCTCTGTTTATTCAACAATCTATAGCAGCGATTGCCGATATGTTCATACCCGGACTCGGAAGGCTTCTCGGTGGGATGTTTGACACCCCTCGATATGATAGAATGGCTATGGAACAAGGAGAACATTTCGCTCACTACTTCGCACAAGGCGTATTCAAGAGCATGAGGAGCGGTTCGGAC